AATCTTAATATTTTAACAACAGAAAATAAAATTTATGGATGGCATACCGATTTTCCTTTTTCTAACCACAAAACAGCCATATATTATGTTAATACAAACAATGGATCAACTTTATTGAAAGATATAGATAATAATATAATTAAAATTGAATCTGTTGCAAATAGATTAGTAGTTTTTGATGGCAATATACAGCATACTGGTGTTTCTTGCACAGATCAAAGAGTTAGATGTGTTATCAATTTCAATTACATTGAAGTATAGAAATTTTTAAAGAACTTGATATATGGCACATATTGTAGCCAATCTACCTGCAGTAAAATGTTTTGTTCGTAAAGAATTCCTTTACGATTTTGAGAAAGGACATGGAGAACTAGAGCCATGCTGGTGGATAAGTATAAAGTCACTCAGAGGGCAAGCATTTCGTATTGAATCATATCTTAATCATTATGGTGCGCTATATGATAAGTTGCCACTGCATGCTTATTGTTGGAAACCAATTGATGGAGAACCACTCCCATTAGATTATTTACAGTTATGGGACTGTCTTTCTTATGATATAACAGTTATCAAGAAAGCACAGTTGCAGTCGATGAAATGTAAATTTAAACTTAAGAACGGGAGTTGGATGTATGGTACTTATCTATTCACTGTTGACTCTGCTCATCCTGACTTTAATATTCTTGATACTGGATTTGCTGAAGATACCGAAGATCATAAATCTTATAACTTTATTCAGTGTGACAATGGTCAGTTTGCTGCTCAGCCAAACAATCGTCTTATTATCCTTGAGCCAAGCAGTAATCCACGGGAACTGAAGTTTCCTGACTTTAAAGTAGCAACAAAGAGATGGTCTGTAGAAGCAGATTCTAAATGGGCATTAGGTGACACAAATACGGTAATGTACGAGAAGGAAGTGTAATGGATGCATACGATCTATATTGGAAACTAAAAACAATTTGGATGGAAAACTGCAGTAGAATCAGTGGAGTAACAACTAAAACAGCCCATATGGCTATAATGATCCCAACTGAGAATGGATATAGAGAAGTTCTTGGTGCAAAATTCAATAAAGATATTAACGCAATAGAATTAATAGTAGAGGATACTAATGAAAAAGAATAGTAAGATGACTGATGAGCGTAACTACTTCAAACCATTTAATTATCCATGGGCATATGAAGCGTGGTTGAAGCATGAGCAGGCTCATTGGTTGCATACAGAAGTGCCAATGGCAGAAGATGTAAAAGATTGGAAGAAGAAACTCACAACAGAAGAAAAACAATTCTTAACTAATATCTTTCGTTTCTTTACACAGGGCGACATTGATGTGGCAGGTGGATATGTTAAGAACTATCTTCCATATTTCCCACAACCAGAAATCCGTATGATGCTTTCTGGTTTCGCAGCACGTGAAGCACTACATATTGCTGCGTATAGTCATTTGATTGAGACACTGGGAATGCCTGAGTCTACATATAGTGAGTTTCTCGAGTACCAAGAGATGAGAGATAAGCATGACTACGTACTAGAATTGTCATCAAAGAATGGTACTCTTGAATCAACCGCAACACACATTGCAGTATTCTCTGCGTTCACAGAGGGAATGCAGTTGTTCAGTTCTTTTATTATGTTGCTCAACTTCCCACGCCATGGTATCATGAAGGGAATGGGACAGATCGTTACTTGGTCCATCGTTGATGAAACAATGCATGCTGAGTCAATGATCAAGCTGTTCAAAGAATATATTAAAGAGCACCCAGAGATTTGGAATGACGAACTAAAGAGCAAAATCTATACCATTGCTGAGAAAATGGTACAGTTGGAAGATAAGTTTATTGATTTATCTTTTAATGGAACCCACATGCGAGATCTAGAGCCAGCAGACGTTAAACAGTATATTCGTTATATTGCAGATCGTCGCTTGATCTCTCTAGGCATGAAGGGCATCTTTAAGGTTAAGAAGAATCCACTACCATGGGTAGAGGAAATGATTAATGCGCCAGTGCATGGTAATTTCTTTGAGAATCGTGTAACTGACTACGCCAAAGGTGCATTATCTGGAACATGGGAAGATGTTTGGGGAAAGGTGGCATAATGACAATTAAATACTTTGATTGTGATGAGTGCGGTGCTAGAGGTAAAATTGTATTAAAAACCGAGGAACACACTAGCGAGGATTGTGTATACTGTCCAGTATGTTCTGCAGATATATACGAAGACGAAGAGGGGGATGACGAAGAATGAAAGCTGCTATACTAGCGTTATTACTTTCTGGCTGTGCTATAATCATGCCAGTCCCACATGATCCAGTTATGTTCGATCATATGGTTGATGTTAAGATAAATGTATACAAATTGTCATGTACTGGTGATAAGAATTGGGACGATGTCTTTAATAAAGTAGAGAAATTAAAAGTCTATACTGAGTTGAGGAAAGATCCTCAGGCGAAAAGTTTTGGTGATTTACAGACAGCATTAAAAAAGGCACACGATAGCAAAAACAATATATTTTGCGAATCTGTATTAAAGGTAAACCGTGTCAGAGTTGACACTATTGCGGAAGCATGGAGGGGAAGATGAGTATCGTAGAACACATTAGGGCAGAACTATCTCTAACAAATAACGAAGCAGCAAGAGCACTATGCGAAGAAATGCTTGCAGCTTCTGACAATTACCAGGCAGGAAATTTGAATAGAGAAGAATTCGAATTTATTGTTGGTGAAATTGCACAGGTCAGAGCACAACAGCAATTGGCAGCAGATGAAGTTGCTTGCCGTTGGATTGTTGCCGCAGCTTCTGCAATCCTGTCAGCAGTTTAATGTGGATATATCAGGGCAACGAATTCAATGAAATCCCAGAAGGTTTCACTGCCTTCGTTTACCTGATAACTAACAAAGTCAGTGATAGAAAATACATAGGGAAAAAACTTTTTTATTTCACTAAAACAAAAACAGTGAAAGGTAAAAAGAAAAAGATTAAAGTAGAATCTGACTGGAAAGAATACTGGTCATCATCAGATGAGGTTAAATCTGATGTTAAAAATCTTGGGGAAGAAAACTTTACAAGAGAAATTATAAGATTGTGTGAGAATAAAGGGAGTGCGTCTTATTTTGAAGCCAAAGAGCAATTTATCAATGAAGTTTTGGAGAATCCCGATCGATGGTATAATGGTCAGATTCAAGTAAGAGTTCATAGGACACACGTTAAGAAATGACATATTTACTTTTTGCAGTTGCATTATCTCTATCTGCTGTAGCAGCATACTATGCTATTGCTGGACTAGTTGCAATCTTTGCCGCAGCAGCGATACCAATCGCCATAATGGGATCTCTTTTAGAAGCATCTAAACTTGTAGTTGCTTCTTGGTTGTATCGTTCATGGAAAGAAATTCCAAAACTTTTTAAGGTATATTTTCTTACGGCATTGACAGTGTTAATGCTATTAACCTCGATGGGTATCTTTGGTTTTTTATCAAAAGCCCATCTTGATCAAGCAGTGCCCACAGGTGATGTGGTTTCTAAACTAAGTTTAATTGATGAAAAAATCAAAATCGAAAAGGAGAATATAAATGCAGCTCGTGCAGCAATTACTCAACTGGATGCGCAAGTCAACGCAACCCTCAGCAGAAGTGACGACTCCAAAGGAGCAGAGCGTTCCATCGCCATCCGTAGAGGACAGCAAGGAGAAAGAACCAAGCTCCTCAACGAAATCTCGGCAGCCCAAACCAAAATCGCAAAGTACAACGAAGAGCGTGCGCCAATCGCCAGCGAAGTCAGGAAAGTCGAAGCCGAAGTCGGTCCGATCAAATACATCGCAGCGTTGATTTACTCAGACAACCCTGATGTCGATGTTTTAGAAAAGGCAGTAAGGGTTGTCATTCTACTGATTGTTTTTGTTTTTGATCCTCTGGCAGTGTTGCTACTGGTTGCAGCTAACTGGCAGATGAAAAAAGATTTTCCAAAGAGTAAACCACTGAAACCCAAACCAGAACCAAAGATTGTTCTTCCACCTATTATTCCTGAAGAAGCCAAAAACGTAATAAAAGAGTTCTTCAAGAGAGAGGAGCCAAAGCCAGAACCTAAACCAGAACCAAAGGAAGAACCCAAGGAGGAACCCAAAAAAGACTGGGAACCAGAGATATATCAAAGGGTTGAGGAG